CCTCTACCCGGTGTCGCAAACTGCTCCACGGATATTCCATCAACAGTCCTTCCCAGACGTTGTCGTAGAACTGCTTACACAGTACTGAGTTTGCATCGTCTGTATCGTCTATGCTTGATATAATATCCTCCCCGATCCTTGTCAGGGCATAATTGGCAATTTGCGTAGGTGTCTGCATAATAACTCTCTATGGTAGAAAAGCCCCCGCAGGGGCTATTTTTTGAAATGGGGCTTGAGTAGCGCTATAATGTCATCCTTACGCGTGTTTGCGGGTATATTGACATTAACTGATGCGGCAAACTCAAGCAGGTCCATCACTCGAAAATCTTTAAGCTCTTCGTAGGATTTGATCATCCCGATTTCCCCGGCATCACGAAGTGATACAGATTGCACCACCTCCTCGCGCTCAGGTACTCCGGGAACGAAAAAATCCTTGTAGTTCTCATATTGGGCCCTCGGTATGTCATACACCACCCCGTCCTTGTAGCGACGGTTGCGGCTTGACTTGTCCGATTTCGGCCCTGTGTGAGACTCAAGACATATACACTTCATAGGCTCTTACTCCTTGAGACCGGATTTGCCGATCCAAACAGCAACAGCTCCTGCATCGATATGTGCAGTACCAGCACCGCCATCAGACTGCAAACCAACCTTGATGTATCTTCCACAGCCTTGTGGCAGAGGGATTTCGAGCATTTCGGTGTTTGCTATCTGAATAGGTCCGCCGTGATCGGTTGCCGGGGAAGTGGTTGCACCGCTCATCAGTTTTGACTCGAGAAGGCAGGTTCCGTCAGTTCCGTCGGCAATCAGGTTGCCAGATCCATCTTCGCGTGGTTTGATGTACACACTCTGTCCCAAATAGTTGGGAGAGGCTGCACCCAGATCAAAAACATTGGTGTAGGTAAACGAGTCGTCTACAATGTCATCAGTCTCCATGTCGAAGGCCTCAACGGTTGCAGAGCCAGTCGTCTGTACCCAGGTTAAAAAATCCAAAGCATCAAATACCATAATTGCCCTCCTCAGCTGGCCGCATAGGTTTCGGTGGAGAGGATTGCTTCTACCATGCGAATCGGTATGTCCTTCCACATTGTGACAGGCTGTCCGAAGACATCCTTTGTTCTCCAGCAGCCAAGAAGCTTATCGTCAGCCGCATTCTCGAACTGCGTGAGCATTTCTACGTTGCAGTACAATACGGTGCTCTTGCGGCCTTTCCCGGGCAGCTTGTTTTTCGCGTAGTTGAGAATTGCCAACTTGCCGTCTGAATCGAGCCGGTGGTCTCCTGACATCGCAGAGTTGATGTTCAGCAGCCGCTGGATACACCGATCGTCCAGCGTGTTGATACCAAATGAACAGGTTATAACATCCTCATATCCGTTGTACCGCTTGCTGCTGGTTGAATTCGTTAAGACCTGCTTACCCATGTCCTGATGCTCAATACCTACTGTTTTGGCTGATCGCGGGTATACCATGAAGTTCTTGAGAGGGTTCCACTCAACCAGGTAGATCGAGGTTGTCACTGATCCGCTGGTCACCCCGCAGTTGTGCACGTTGGCAGCAGAGTAATTCGGATACCGCGTTGCCCATCCGTCAATCTCATCAGGGTCGTCGTCGTTATCACCGTAAATGATTGCATCGGCCTGTGCCTGTGCCATCGCCTCCATAAAGCCAAGAATCTGATTCCTACGCGCCTGCTCAGGGTTGTTTTCGCTCTTGAGCAGTAATTCGTCAAACGCCGGTCGCGCCTCAAAAATCTGAATGAGTTCCCGGTGTTGCTTGGTTCTCACGACCCCGCCAGAGGCACCGTCGTTGATTCTCCTCGTGCCGATTGTCGGATACGAGAGGGTTTTGACACCGAGGTTGCTAAACCGTTCGTTCGCTTCCATGAAAGGGGCATCCATGAGAATTTCATTATCCTCGGTCAGAACATCAACGAGGTCCATGATCATGCCATCTGGACCTATCTGTTTTATCTGTTCTGACAGCGTCAATTGTGTGTTGCTTATTGTTGCCATCTATTATTCCTTGTACATTCCAGGGGAATTTGGGAACATTCGTGTCTCTTTGGTTCCACGTTGCGGACTGCCCCCTAACAGGGAGTCAGAAGATACCAGCTTGCTCATGTTGTAGAACGCCTCCACCACCACCGGGTTGTTCTGGACCTCTATCGGCAGGGAGTCTATCTGCTCCTTGCTCAATACCAGGGTAGACATCTGTCGCGCCTTGGTAAGGTTTTGCTGAAATCCATCGCCCCATTCTGATGTGAGTTTTTGCATGCCGTCCTGAAACTGCTTCTCAGCATCTGCCTTGAGCCGTGAGGACATCTTGGTATCAAAATGCTCGAAAATAGACTTACCGTCTGTGAGCATTCCCGTTATCTTTTCGTGTACCGCTTTAGCCTGCGCTGGTGTGAGTTCTGCAGCAAGATATGAATCCTTGAGGTCTTTAATCAGACTCTCCGGGATCTCTCCTGCTTCAACCTCATAGGCATCAGCACTGTCCGGTATCCCCATTTCCTTGCGATATGCTGCCACCTCTTCGGGGCTTGCATCTTCCTTCGGCTTGATGATGGCGCGAGATAGTTTGTCATGCGCCTCTATCGTAGCCCGTACGTAGTCACTAGAGGTCTGGTGTCCCTGCAGTGACGGATGATCTCGCAGGTCTTTTGAGAGTCCTGCAAGCCAGCCCGGTGACTGAGTCCCTTCTCCATCGGAGTTGTTTCCCTGACCTGCATTGGCGTTGTTCGCTGTTCCTGCGGTCCCTTCGTTACCGTTGTTACCCAGCAGGGTGCCCCCTCCGCCCAGATCGTCAGGTGCATACTGCACCTCAAGTCTCTTCATCATCATGCTCCTCTTTCGGGATCGGGATCTCCAGGAGTTTTCCGATAAGCGCAAGCGCGTTAGGACTGTCCCAGATGCCCATCTTCCCTAGTATTCTGCGCCCGATATTCATCCGGGCTATATCTGAAGCGGATTCCATATCTCCGAGAGAATAGAAACCGCAGTCGTTCAGTATGTCTCCGAGCACCCACCGTCCTTCCGGCGTGTCAAAAACTTTTCGGTAGGTCTCGTTGATGCTGCGCCTATCCAACACTAGATCCTATCTGCTGCAGCATCTTTGGATCTGCTCCACTCATGTCTTTGAGTGCTGAGGCTTGTTTCTGCAGGTTCTCCGACTCCACCTGCTCCTGTTGAGCCTGCGCCCGCTGTGCTCGTATAGCTTCGCGTAACCGCTTAGACCTGATGGCTGTGTGGGGGAAGGTTGATTTCTTGAGCAGGTGTTCTGCCAGAGCATCGAGGTCAAGATTGTCTAGGATGGAGGGATCCACCTGTGAGAGTGTCATGATCCTTGCTATGTCCTGATCTATCTGCTGCAGGTTGTAGTACCTGTCCCTCAAGGCTCCCATGAGGTTTGTGTAATTAATTTTTACGGTGTTGTTACTAAGTATCTGCAGTACATCATCGGGAGGTTTGGGCACCCAGTTGAGCATTGTTGCATGATAGAAAACCAGATCAAACATCGCATCAAACTGCTCTGACTCTATGCGTGCGGTTGTTGGTTCGAGTACAGCAGCCTTTTCGGACTGCATCTCCATAACCTCTGTAGCGGTCCTCTTGCTGTCAACGTTGTTGTTGAGAGTAAGGAACATGTCAGTCATGAAGTGGTCTTTGATCCTGGCCTCTATGGCAAGCTCTCGATCCCTGCCTATAGGGTATGATCCACCAGTGTTCACCGGCACAACAATCCTTGATGGGTCTGCGTAGGGATTCATTCCTCCCGGGTTCAGGTCAAGCAGGTCCATCTTTTCCTGAGGTACGTTAACAGGAGGGTTGAGATATCGATTGGAAGCGTTGAGAAGGTCTTTGCTCATCAGGTTTGACCTGAGCACGTCCACCAAGGCATCGTGTGCCGGTCCCCTTCCGTAGGTACCGCCATGCTCTGTTGACCATCGCCAGACAACGTAGGGAAATACATCAAACCCGGATTCGTCTAGCAGAAACTTCTTTTCGTTGAGTACCCACGCTGAAACAAACTTTTTGTTTTTTTTGTCTATCTTTGTTACATCACGATCTGTGCGGGGAAACGTCTGATGGATAACCAGGTGCTCATTGTATGGATTCTTTTCCGCATCCTTCAGAATCTCCTCCGGCACAGTATCCCAGCGGGAAACAATATCCCGACTGGTCATGCGCAACTCTCTTGAAACGGTGTCAACCTCGTGAAAATCGTTTTCCGCTATCCATACGTCTTTAGGGTGGCAAACATGGAACCGCAGCTTCTCTCCGTTCACCGGCTCGATATATGATACTACCGTCCCAATCGTAGACCCGGTCCTGAAAACCTCGTTGATGTAGTCGTAGAAATTGGACCGATCAAAAATCCAGTTAAACAGATCTTCCAGGTTCTGCAGGTACTCCATCGGTTCCTGTCGGCGCTTACTCTTGGTATCAAGCTCTATGCGAAAGAACTTACCCTTGCGAGCCATATACCCCTGTAATCCGTTTGCAAGGATCCTCACTGCATGTATAGCAGTCCCGTCAAATATCTCTACCGATGATTTGGCAGATGAGTTTTTAATCTCTGTCCAAAAGTTCTTACCAGGGAGGACAAACTTGGTTATATCCTTCCATTCAGCCTCGTATGGCTGCCGGAACTCTTTGAGCCTGTTGTGTTTCAGTAGTACTTCTTTCGCAAGGTCTTGCATGTATTCATGCTATACGACAAAAAACACAAAACTGGCGAGGTGGTACATTATCACCACCACTTTATGCCGGTTACTTATCTGTACACCTGCTCATGTTTTAGTTGTTTTGGTGTATATGTTTACAAACTTTTCCATAATTTTATCAATCAAACAGTTGATCAAAGGGGTTGTAGTCCCCTGGAACTGAGCGCTTTCTTCCGATGTTGATTGAATGCCCGTGTGTCTTAAGCACCCACCAGCAGTTGAGCATGAGGGCAAACAGGAAGTCATCATGATCCTGCTCTCTGAAAGCCTCGTACGTTGTGTTGTTGCTTTTTGTAGTCTTTTCGGTGAAGTGCTGTACTTCGTGCATGAGCTGCTTTACCACATCCTGTTTCAGCCCACGAGAGAACTTGAGCATACCACGGGAGAGGGCCAGCTGCGTGTAGGTGATCAGCTCGTGTTTAGGTACGGTATACCCGTAGTCCTTGCGCCCAACCTGGTTTCCTGACGTGCAGTATATGCCTATGGGTGAGAGTCCCACATCACGCATGAAGTCGGTGACCCCCATACCGACCCCGGTAATATCGACAACATGGTCTACCCGGTGTATAATCTGCGGGTCCGCGAGTCTGCGCCGGGTGTCATTAACCAGTTCGGCATAATTGCACGTTTTGCGGTCTATCCACCTGACATGGATTTCCGGGTAGGCTACAGTTCGCTCAGATCTGCGAACTGTGTGTACATCCCGTACCATCCTGTCCTGTGCGCGATCCTTGATTACCACCTCAGAGAGCACCTCTGCTTGATAGTCGTTTATCTTTCCAAAGTCTTGGGAGAATACAAAATCAGCCACTCCAAAGTGCCTCCTCGTCCACGGTATCTATGCGATAATCCTCCATCGGTGCAACTGAATCAGTAAAGCACTGCATGAAAGAATCTATGTTAAAAACATTTGCCTGGGGATCCATGAACTCACACCCGTATTCCTGTTTATACCAGTATTCGTCCATCTCCTCGTACTCCTCAAGGAGAAACTCTTCGGTGTGCCTAGTTGATATATAGGCTTTAATTCCCTTTTCTGCACGATCGGCTATGTATTTATTATCGTCTCTCGGTGGATATTTGCCCGGGAGAACCTTGTGCAGGATCCACATCGGCTGCACTTCCACCTTGAGCCAAATGTCTGTGTCTCGTGTCCAGATGTCGTAAAAAAACCCATCCTTTCCGTATGGCGTAGAAAGCAGGATCAGGTCAGTTTTGCCTCCGGTCATCATCGGTCTGACAGTCAGATACAGTTCCCGGTCTACATGAGCAGCTTCGTCAAAAACAATAATATCGGGATCCGAATAGCCACGAGCCGATCTTGGGCTTGCGGTAAACGCCTTGATCCTGCTGCCGTTCAGCAGCTTCTTCGTGACTGAGGAATCCCTGACTAAAACGATCTCTGGATCCTGCGCGATAAATGTACCAATCTTTTCCATCAGTTCTTCCGACTGGCTCTCCGACGGGGCAAACAGCATGATCAGGGATCCCGGGAAAAACTTAGCCCTGTGAGCCACCTTGGCTGCTATGACTGTTGATTTACCAGACTGTCTGGCACAGTTGAGAATAAGCCTTGACGTCCCGGGTCGCAGTACCTCCCTTTGCCATTCGAAAGAATACCAACCGAGGCTTTCCATGTAGTGAGACGGGTCAATTGATGCCGCGAGCTGCTTACTCAGTGATAGTGCTGAGGCCATCGGCGATTTTTCTCCTGATCTCTGGATATTCGCTTGTTGCGTCTAACAGGGTTCTTACCACCTTATCCCATGCTGGGGTACCGATAAAACTGCTTTTGCCTTGATCCACGGATTTGTACGCTTGTATGAGTGAATCCATTTGATTTGTCAGGCCTTCTGATGCTTTGATTATCAGCACCCTTGGATCTGCAAAAGTAGATTTCAGGCTTACAATATCCCCCTTGGTTATATAATTATCTATGATTTCCTGTAGGGTGTTTCTCCGCTTGACATACCTCCATCCACCATCGCCCTGCGGAACAGGCTCCTCCCAGACAACGTCAATTTCGTGTGCCCTTGGTCCCATTGCATACAGATCTGGGTTGTCCGGGTCTTTCAGGTACTCATCACAGCTGTCTGCCAGCTTCTCCATATACCGAACCGCTTTTAGGATGATTTGGAAAAGCTCTTCGGCGCTCGTTATATCGCGCTTTTTTACTGCAGAAACAACGCGTTCTGGCAGATAATTTTGCTTATAACGCCTAAGTGCCTCTCTATGTATGCCATATTGCTTGCTTAAAACGCTTACTTTCTCACCACTCGCGAGCTTTCTTTCGATCTCTTTTTTCTTTGGGTGCTTGTCTACGACTGTTCTTCTAGGCAATCACAACCCCCTTACATATGGTTTCCAATCGAATTTCATAATTGCAAGAACCACGGGAGCAGTAAGTTCTGAAACGTATGAGCCGGCCAGTAACACCTCTCTCGGTATGATTGTCTGCACGGTCACCAGATACACGACAACGCTCACCACGGCAATTCCTTCAATTCCACCAAGTACAGCACCAAATATATAATCAAGCACGTTCAGCTTGAGCGCTTCAAACAAATCACGCATAACTGATAAAAACACCCGTACTAGCATATACCCGGCAATTGCCAAAACGACGAATACCAGGATGTTAGTCCATCCCCCCAGATTGAAACGCTCCCTCAGCGGCTGCAGCAGCATTACTACCGGCTGATAGAACAGGAGTCCCACCAGTAACCCAAACAAAATACCCGCCTTGCCGGAAAACTCGGCAACAAAGCCTTTAAAAACCCCCCGTAAAACAAATACCGCCAGAATTACTGCAGAAACCCAATCAAATACTGTAAACATGATTAATCCCTCATCTTTAGCGCGTTATGATCAAACCAATATTTCACCCACGCGGGGTCTATAGGATTTTCAGAAAAATCATACCAGTCTTTACTTTTCCCGTGGTAAAACGCAGGCATTTTAACCGTATCCTCCGGGTTGTCCTCTTCTTCCGCAATGAT